CGGGATCTGTAGCATGACCACCGAGAATTACGGTTGTCCCCGATCCGGCCTGGAGGTTCATGTTTTCCAGTACGAATCCCTGAATTTCCTTTGCACCCCCAAGATCGGCTTTTATCCATACGCCGGAAGTGTCCGGTACCCCGCTTCGCCAGTCCCATGTAGCCCAACGGTTCTGAAGATTTTCGACCGGATACTCCAATTCCTCAGAACTCGCCGTAACCACTGCATCGTCAAACCAATTCTGCCAGAAGAACTGAAGTTTCTTGGCGGCCATCACGCACCCCCTACCGCGCCCGTGGGCACGCGTAGTCCGTTATGATTGAATATTGCCTGGAGACCCGGTACGATTTTTCCTTTGAGAACACGGTCGAACGAATCAGCATCGAGGGTGTTGACATAGAAGTTTACGTTGACGGGAAGATTGCGCCCGCCCGCGCTCGGCGTAGCATCGGCCCGGTATTCCCGGAGCGGCATGATGATTTCAGGTTCCCTTTCAGCGACCCGGACTAAACTTGGAATCGAAACGATGGCCCCGCTGGCCGCATTAGGCAATGCGCCGATGGCGGACACAACGTCCTTGAGGCCCGTGACAACATCCTTCAGATAGTTTTTGGATGCTATCGTTTTGAGGTAGTCCCTGATTTTTTGGACGGGCGTATTAAAGAAGGTCAGTTTGTCTTTTACGCCCTTATCCAACTTCGTGGAGATGTTCCAGAGTGTCGTCTTGATATTATCGTTGAGCGTATCAAATATCCTCGTGAGGAGGCTGATCTGAACGTCCTGTCGCTCGACGACGCGGCCCATGCCATCGCCCGCGCCGGTTTTACTACCACCAAATAGGCGTTTAAGTGCCGCTATGGTCGCATAGATACCTACTGCAATTAATCCGACGACGACAAAAGCTGGAGCCGATGCCGCAATAATCTCTGCCGCCGAAGCGATAGCCGTTGCCAAGGTGACCACTGCCGTGCCGATTGCCGTCGCCAGGGTCACAATCGTCGTGCCAATTCCCGTTGCCAGCGTCGTTAGGACCGTCGCGATAGTTGTTGCCAAGGTCGTGAAAATACTCCCGATACTGATAGCAGCATCTGAAACCGTTTTCCCGAGCCCCTTTGGTCCCAGCGTATCTTTTGCACCATCACCGATACCCTTAATCCCTGGAAGGATTTTTGAGATGATAGAAGTCAATATCGGCGTTATGAGATTCGTGATCCAGATTGTGAGCATCTGCTCGATGGCCGTTGCGAATATCCCTTTGACCTTGAACCAAAGACTTTTCTGCCGCCTTTCCTCCTTGTCGGCCTGGGCCTGCCGCGCCGCATCTTCTGCTATCCGGATGGCATTCAGGTCATTTTCGTGTTTCCACTGTAGGGCCAAGAGCTTAGCGGCTTGTATCTGTTCTCTCTTGTACTTCGCTTCTTCCCGTGCGCGTTCCCGGGCAACGGCCGCGTTTTCCCGAGCCCGCTCTCGAACATCTGCCGCATGTTGCCGTTGCATTTCCCGAACGTCTTGCTCATGCTGATATTTTCGTTCTAGTTTAGCCAACGCTGCATTCTTTTGAACCTCCGTCATTTTGCTGTGTTCAATCGCATCTCGTTCATGTTCATATTGATGTTGGAATTTCCGATCCTCACGTTCATATCCACGCGCAATCGCTCTATCTTCAAATTTCTCCGTCCATGATCGTTGACGATCTTCGGCTTCTTGTACTCTGCTGATGCGCAATTCCTGTATATCAAAAGCTCTCTTGGCCGCATCTGTGATTTTGTCATAAGCCGATTCGGCCGCCTTAACCATCGCATCATAATAAGAACTATCGAATTTCGGAGTTATGGGCATGGCTCCGAAAAGTCCCTTGAAATTGAATATACCAACAATGGCCGAAGCGATATTACGCATAGCATCGGCAACGACGGTGGATACTTCATTCATGGCTGAACCAACCGTCTTTGGTAAATCCTGAAAATCAAGTTTTGCGATGATGATTCCATAGGCCGCGAGGACATCAGCCATCATGTTCCACATCGCCACCTTGACCGTTGCGGCCGATGCACCGATGGCATCGCCGATGGCCTTGAACACATATTCCAAGCCTTCAGCCGCACTCCCGGCTTCATCAAATACGCCCGGTGCCGCCGCCATGACCAGCGACATATCGCGGACCGCAGGGGTGAAGGTATCCATCAGTTCGCCCGCGAATCCCTGCATTACATCGCGGACAAAGGCGGCACCCTTGGCCAGCGGAGTAAGTGTTTCGGTAACCTCGGTCGTCGCGGCCTGGACAGCCTGTAATGCCGGAGTAAATTTGTCAGCAGCCTCCACTTCTTCCAGTAGGATATCTTTCGTTCCCTTCCCACCCTCTGTCGCATAGAGTTTTGCCAAGGCATTCGCCTCAGACAAAACGAGGTTGGAATCCTTCATCCCGAGTGCAACGCGCCGCCAACCGGAATTTATGCCTTCAAGGAATGAAACGAATCCTGACCTCCCGGATTCCTGCATCGCCGAGTTCATGTTCTTTAATTCATGGGTGAAGTCGGCAACCGCTTTCGTTAGAATGGGAATAGACGTGGTGATGATGAGAACAATCGGATTTGCGGCAATGGCCCTTAATGTCTGTAAACCTCGTATTAGGGCAGGAAGCGCGATCAGTATCGGCCCAATTGCGGCAGCAAGTATTCCCAATGCGAGTGCAACCTTGCCCAGCATTGTCACCAATCCGGGATGCGCGGCCGCCCATTCCCTGACTTTGGCAATAATGTTCGTAAGGTGAATAACTAGATTTTGAACCGCAGGCATGAGCATCGTACCGATTTGAATCCCGACTCCCTGCACGGCTCCACCGAGAGATTTCAAATTATCGTTGAATTTATCAGCCGCATCAGCTGCGTCTTTAGAAAGAACTAAGCCAAGTTTTGCGGCCTCTTCTTGTTCTCGCTTGAGTCCATCTGCCCCAAGGTTAAGCAAGGGAATAAGTTCCATCCCGGAGCGTCCGAATAGGTCTTGGGCCAATGCCGCCTTCTGCGCCCCGTCCTCCATACCTGAAAATCGCCCCGCAACGTCCAGCATGACATCGTTCATGTCGCGTAGGCTTCCATCGGCATTGGCAACTTTTATCCCGAGTGAATCAAAGAGTGCGGCGGCAGTTTTATTCCCGGTATTGGCCGCCTGCATTTGATTTGCCAAAAGGCGGAATCCCCGAGCCAGACCGTCCATTGATGTCCCGCTCTTCTGTGCGGCAAGGGATAGACTTGTCAATATGGGAACGGCCACGCCCGTCCGCTCGGAGAGATCATGCATCGCATCGCCGTAATCAGCGGTCTTTTTAATCATTCCCCCAAACGATGCAACAATTACCCCGCCAACAGCGGCAACCTTAATCCCTATGCCCTGCATCTTCTGCCCGATTTCGTCGAACTTGGCTCCGAGATTTTTAGCCGTACCGGCAAGTTTTGCCGCATCCTTATCGACCGCCGAGATAGACTGGTTCCATCCCGTCTTATCGAGCAGTAATTTACCGACGATGGCCCCGGCTACAAATCCACCACCAGTCATCTTGCACCTCTCCGACGTTCTTTCATTTGCTCAAGCCTCTGTTTCGCCAGTTCTTCAATCCTGGCAATGGCATCTCCGTGGTCAAGTTCATAAAATTGTATGTTCAATTCGTCGAGCGATCTCCGCATGGAATCCTCTTTCTGATGCGGCAAAAGCGATGCTCCATACATCTCCGACCGCCTCAAAAGCGCCCGTCGCGCCGCCTCCCTTGACCACGCAGAGAAGTCCCTTATGTCCATTTCAAGGAAATCGGCGAACCTGAACAGGCCCGGAAACTCTCCGGCAATTAAAGCGATTTCTTGCGCCCGGGCCTGCGCCCGTTTTTTTCCTTCGCCTCCGGCGTGATGGCCTTCCCGACAGCCGCCTCGATGACTTTGGCGACCTGTTCGATGGTAAGTTTCAACAAGAGTTCAGTCGGCCCTTCAAGGACCGATTCGATCATCTGACGGATGGCCGCCGCAGACCCCGCCTGGGCATCCGCCTGGAGACGCTGGATTTCCTCCAACGCCCCCAGCGTGATCGTCTTGACGCGGAACGGCTTGCCGTCGATTACAATCTCCGTTGACTTATAGAGGCTTTTCGTAGTATCGATTTCAAGAACTGTAGTCACGATACCGCCTTACATAGTAGGAGACGAAGGATCCATGCCGATCGTGCCGAACTCGCCTTCCTGGCCGCTTTCCTGAGACACGAACACCTTGAACGTGACCGGGAACACGCGCTGAGTTGAACGATCCCATGTCAATTCCCATCCGGGAACAGGGAACGCCTTGTAGATTTCGACCCATTCGAGCGGATCAATCGAGGCTACATTGTCGCAGATCGGCTTGATGACAACCGCTCTCGCCACGGCATACATTTCGCAGGTGATGTTGTTCTTCATAATCATGTACTCACCACCTGATACGGTCACAATCCCTGAGGTGACGGGGTTAAATACCTGGTCGAGTTGATCGAGTGTAGAACGGGTCATCTTAAGTTCGAGGGTCGCCACCGTTCCGGTTGTGATAGCATCGACTGCGGCCTCACCATAACCCTCTTCTTGGATATCCGTAACCTTGGTCTCGCCCTTATAGGTCGTCGCTCCCAGGAACGGCCCAAGGGTGATGGCTCCGGACTCCCCATAGCCCCATACAATTTCGCATGGGCCCATATCCTTAATTTGCAAGGACATGATAAAACCTCCTATTGAAATTAGATTAAAGACGCGTTGGAATTTGCCTATGAAAGGCAAATATATTTGGAGAGTAGAATCCGTTTATATTCTGGTTAGGGTCCGCTGGGCCCAGCCCCGCATGACGCCTGTGCCATTCTGAAAATAAAGTTGACTGAGAACTCGAAGCGGCCGTCAACGTCCTGGCCGATGTATTGAGGGATGGCGAGCGCCTCGACCGTCCATGCGATATAATCATCGCCGCTCCCGGAGAGGATCGGCATGTTCCAGCCGGCCGTCCCGTGAAGCGCTGTGTAGACCGTCCACGCATCGGCGCGAGCATCGAAGTACGTCTTCGCACGGCTCAGGGCTTGGATGAGGAAGTCGGCGCGATCCGGGAGTTCGGGAACCGTCGCCCCTCCGCCCGATTCTGCTATGAGGACGCACCTATCCGGCGCGGTAGCCAACCGATGCCCGGCCTGGAGCGTCGTGCCCAAGACGAATGGCGTCTTGCCTTCGATGAACGTTACGATCTCCTGGAACATCATGTCATCCCCCGAGTAGTCTCTTCAGATATTCACCGACGATATCGAGGTATCGTTTGGCATTCCGGGCCATCTTGGATTCAAGATATTTTGGTCCTGGATTTGTTGCTCCCTTGTTTGTCGTCCAATTAACCGTCCCCTCAGCCTCATGCCAACGTGCTGCATAAACACTTCTGAAACCTGCCTCGACAGAGACATCGTCTTTCGTCATGACGGGTGGATTGACCTTTTTCGATTTCCAGAGGTCGCCTATGTCCTTGGGTGCCTGCGGCGCTTCTTCAATGGAGTCCGCGAGAAGTTGACTCGCTGCCTGGAAAAGACCTTTTGCGATCTCGGGCGGGACCGCATTTTCCACAAGCTTCTTGAACCCTTTCTCGAAGTCGCTCATGTCGATGGTCATGCCCATGTTGTCACCTATGCGAGATAGACCTCATAATGCGGATGCGAGAATGCCTTTGGTTCGTGGATTGTTATGATGGATCGCTCCCTTCCATCGACGATGAGCCTGTCCGCGTGCACGAGCGCACGCCCGAGAACATTGTCGGTCTTCCGCATGTGCAGGTAGACATGGATCGGCGAGACGATCTCCTCACCCGCAAGGTTGCGGACCAGGTTCGTCTTCCATTCGACGTAACCCCGGGTGGCAACATTCGTCGTCGGGTTCGGTTCGCCCCATTGATCATTCCCGTTTGCCTTGACAACGGTGATCTTGTCCACCAAATATGCTGAGATCATCCTTCACGCTCCATGACACTGATTGCCGCTTCGGAGGTCGGGAGAAGACCATGCTGACAGTTCGGATGAAAGGGACATGATTCATCCAGCATCGGATAATCTGGATCGTTCCCCGACAATGAATATATATTCCCCTCATATTCCTTGCAGATATCGCAGATGGTCCCGTGTACCGAGACCTTGACAAGATCGTTTTCATAGAGGGCACATTGATCGAGCGTCGCCTGGGTCTGCGCTTCTGCAAGTGTTGTCCTGGCGACCATCTCGGCATAACTTTTGAGGTTGTACATGCGTTCACCGATCTGGATAAAATTCTCGTCGCCGACAAGTTCGCGCAAGCGATCCATAATCGCTTTTTTCAGAGCGCCCCGCGAAAGTTCCAACCTCACGGCTTCAACAGAAAGCGTTGCAATCTCGCCCTCTATATCCTCGTAATCGAACTCCTGCACGGCCCCGATGATGCTCTTGGTAGCACCCGTGCCCATGAGCGCGGCAGAGATGAATTGCTCAACTGTCCGCATGATCGAACCCGTCGCCTTGAGGAGCGCCGTATCGGCTGTTGCCTCGACCACTTGCGGGCCTGAGCGTGCGGGAGGTTTACCCCTGGGGATACGCCTGCCCAGCTTCCAAAGTTGTGCCTTGGCCTTCTCAGCGGCCTTCCCGTAGGCAACCTTGGTCGTTTGCCGAGTCCAGCGTCCCGATACGCCATTGAGGTAGGTGACAATGCGCCGGGCCTTGCGTTTGATCTCCTCGGCCTTTGCGCCATCGAAGGTCGATAGATCTATCGATAGCAGGAGCGTCCGCAACTCGTGGCCGGCCGCCCCGTATATACGCTGGAGATCCGTGAACTTCATGCCGATGCCCTAGAAATTGCTCACCTTGGTTTTAACGGATTCCTCTTCGTCACGGCTCAGGTTTGCCGTGCTGATAAACGAGGTGCCAACAAGCCAGGGAGTAAGCATGGCTGCCACAACCGGCGGGACAGGCAATGCCATCAACATGGCCTCGGAGTAATCTTCCTTGACTATGCCTGCCTTGATAACCCCTTGCGCCTGGATGCCCTTGCGTCGATCCTCGTCGGACATGTGACAGGCCAGGTAATAAGCCATCTCCGCGTTGACGATACGGAGTATGGTGAGTTCAGCCGCAGTCGCGGTGATATAGGTCGGGAGATCCCAGCGAGTGTCGTAGAAAATCCGGTTATAGGCATTGACGACAGCCTTCGTCTCCTGGTGGAGCGTCGATTCCAGGAGATCGTCCCAGCATTCCGTCTCCAAACGCTCGTTGATAAAATAATCCTCGGCATCGGCCAGGTCTGCAAACCATCCTATTGACATGTTAGCCTCCTCATGCACTTAATCTTAAGAATATTGCCGGGATTGGAGCCGCCGTAATCATCGTCGGCGAGGCCGGGAAGGTTCCTGGAAGCGCCCCGTAGGTCTGTGATACATATAGGCCTGCGTTCTGTGCCGTGCCGAGCGCGTTTGATGTCCCGAGGACATTGATAACTCCCGCAACCGGGATACAATAAATCGCTGGCGTAGCTGCGCATACGATGACCAGCCAATAGAGTGTGTTGGCCGCGAGTGCCTGATTGATTGCAATTTTCTTCGCGCCCGTCGCGGTCACGTCAATCGTTCCGGCATCCAGAAGCTTGTTTCCGGGATAACAGTTTCCATTATCGGAATAAATGCCGAGGCGTGCCGTGGTCGTGCTAAGTGTCGAAACGTAAACGCCGATCTGATCAAGCGTGATGGCCTTTGGACAAATGAACGGCATGGCATACATCCGGTTCGCCGTAAGAGCCGATCCGGCCAGTGCCGTTCCTGAACGTGGAGAGGTAAACCAGGCCTCGTAGGTTGTAACTCCATAATGACGATAGTTATGAAGGTCTAATCCGGCACCAGGATCACCGGCTGGCCCCTTGTCTCCCGTAACGCCCTTATCGCCCGTCGTACCTTTATCCCCTTCTATGCCCTTGTCTCCGGTAGCCCCCGGATCACCCGTGGCCCCCGGACTTCCTTGATTTCCTGGAATTCCCTGGTCACCCGTTGCCCCCTTATCGCCAGTTGCGCCCGGAGAACCCTGATTACCGATGGAACACTGGTCGCCAGTCGCACCCTTATTTCCAGTATCTCCAGCTAGGCCCTTGTCCCCTGTAATTCCGGGGTTTCCCTGATTGCCAACTGGTCCCTGATCTCCGCTCAACCCCTTATCGCCTACTACGCCCTTATCACCAGGCGAACCTTGAATACCGGGAGAGCCATTCGCCCCTGTGTCCCCGGTCAATCCTTTATCACCGCTTGGCCCCTTATCCCCAACTGGTCCCTGATTACCGATAGACCCCTGATCACCCGATGGACCCTTATCTCCGGCAATGCCCCGGAGACCCTGGACGCCTCGATCTCCCGTTAAGCCCTTATCTCCGGTTGGCCCCTTGTTCCCAGACGGGCCGGTTTCCCCCGCATTCCCGGTTAATCCCTTATCGCCAGCAAGACCCTTGTCCCCCGCAATTCCCTTATTGCCTACATCTCCCACCGGCCCCTTATCTCCGGTCGGACCTTTGTCCCCAATGCCACCGGGATCGCCTTTGTCGCCCTTCGCATAGACTTCGCCCTTGTTAATTTTGGCAAGAAAATTGTCCATCCACCAAGGTACTTTGAAAATGACCCGAGCTTCGCGTTTCATGTTATTTCCATTGTTATGGTTTTATGTTTCAATATATCCGGCAGCAATTCCTTGCTGATCAACTCCCATTTCGTTCCCGTCATAAAACTCTTCTGCCGCCGCCATGCCCAGGCATCATATTGACCGTCAATCCTGACGTGGTAATATCGGCATCCGGTCTTCTGATTCATGAGTGTCGGCGTGAGCGTCTTGATATCCTTTATCGTTCGTACATTGAACGTCCCGAACATCGGACAACCGAAAATCGATTCATGCACGGCGTTCGAGAGGTGTGCCTTCCCGCCGCCCGTCATATAATGTCCATTAACGATCACCTAAAGCCCCTTCGCCAGAATATCCCCGGCTCCCTGATCTTCCGGAATCCGCCAATTGGAATAACAGGCGGTCAGATACTTGTCGAATTGTAGCGGTACGGGATACGGTTTCCCCTTGTAATTCACATTACCCAGTTCGGCATAGAACCCTACTGCCGTTCGGAAATAAATGTCCACCAATATCCGACTCTTAACAAAATGGGCATTCTCTTTCTCTGGAAAATAATGCCCCTGCATATAGCCCTTGCCGATCATGGCATCCGTTAAGGCGATTCGCTCTTGCTGATTGACAATAGCGATTACATCCAGGTCATTGTCGCCGTTGGGGTATGCGCCATCTCTAACGAACCCCAGACATAAGCCAAGCGCTAGGCATGCCTTGATGCCAAGTTGTCCGGTTATGCTAAAATATTCATCGAGAATATTGTCGGCAACCTCCGGGATCATGGCCGGACTGACAA